CAGATCATTAGCCCAGTAAAGCAAGTGAATTTCTTGCTTGCCTAGCCCGTTTGGGGGAAAGGGGGAAGTGTGCTTGGACATCGAAAAAACGATGGACGTAAAGCTAGTTGGGCGGGCAATCCGAGAAGGTTGGAACGTCGACAAAGAGGCGATCAAAGCGGCGTTGATGGAATGCTTGACCGATCCAGATTTGGCGATCGATGCAGCCAAGGTGCTACTTGCAGCGGACGCGATCGACTGCAAACGCGAAGAACTCGAAGAGAAAAGGAAAGCGGGTGAACAGCAGCGAAAACTTCAACTTCTTGAACTCGCTCAGCGTGTCTCAGTTGGAGACCTTGCTAGGATTGCATCCGACAACGGCATCATTGGTTCATCAGCCGGGGATGACCGAATCGGAAGCGGACAAGGCCAGGAAAGAGGCTAAGCGGGCCAAGCTTCGCGACATTCATATTCCCGCACCTCTCGACCCCTCCAGGCGTCTTGAGGCCGAATCTGATTGCTCTCTTTGGCTATCGACCTATTTTGGCTCCCAGTTCTTCGAGGCATGGACCAGCGACCGGCTAGCCATGATCGAATCGATTATCGACGCGGCTAGATACGGCGGGGACCAAGGAATCGCAGGGCCCCGCGGCGAAGGTAAAACGACGTTAGCTATTCGCGTTGCCTTGTTCTTGATGGTCAAAGGTTTATCGACGTTTCCCGTCGTCATCGGCAAGAACGCGGACAAAGCGAAAAAGGAAGTGCGCGACCTAGTTGAGCAACTGCAGCAAAACGACCTTTTTATCCAAGACTATCCAGAGATCGGCATCCCGTTTCAAGCGGTCGGCGGTTGGTCGAGCCGGGGCCGGATGCAAACATGCGGCGGGCAATCCACCAATATCGTCATCGGGCCGGAATTCTTTGTCTTTCCTACGATCAACCGTAGCCAGATTCCCGATTGGCCCAAAGAGATCGGGCCGTGTAGCAGTGGTCAAGTGTTCTACTCCCTTGGTATCGACGGGGCGATTCGCGGGACCAAGTTCCGATCAATGCGTCCGACGTTGGCGATCATTGACGACATCGAAGACAGGGAAGCGGCGGCTAGCGAAACGATGATTGCCAAGAACGAAGAAATTATCGAGCAAGACATCGGCGGGCTCGGGCAATCTTCCGAGCGCATCCCTCGGGTTGGGCTTTTTACCATCCAGAATCGCAAGTGTATCGCCTTTAAGTACACAGACCCGCGGCAGAAACCATCTTGGCGCGGCAAGCGATACCGCAAGCTTGTGACCAAGCCGGACCGAATGGACCTGATCGAGCAGTACATCGACCTTCGCAAAGGACGCAAAGCCGACGACCCGGACGCCAGGGAGGCTTTCCGTTTTTGGCGCGACAATCAAGCCGAGATTGAACGCGGGGCGGTAGTAAGCAATCAAGCTAGCTACTCCCGAAAGACCCACAGCGACGGCGAACCGATGGAACTCTCGGCGGTTCACAGCTACTTCAACAGGGTTGCCGACCGGGGCCAAAAGGCAGTTTCGACCGAAGACGACAACGACCCACCAGAGGAAGCCGGGCCAATGGGCTTAGGGATAACTCCGGCTCTGGTCGAGTCGCGGATAAGCGGCTTGGTTCGACGCCAACTACCGGCCAATACCGTGGCCCTAACAGCGGCGATCGACTTGGGCAAGTATTACCTTCACTGGGTTGTGACGGCGTGGTGGCACGGGGCTGGGGGCGTTGTGGCCGACTATGGAATCCAGCAGGTCTACGGGACCGATCGAAGCATGGATCACGAGGCTAGCGAGCCAATGATTTACCAGGCCCTATTAAGCCTTCGGGATGAGCTTCTGCAGAAAGAATTCGTCGACACAACCGGAACGCGGCGGGCAATCGACTTTTGCCTAGTGGACTCAGGGGCCTTCACGAATGCGGCGTACTCTTTTTGTCGTGAAGTCGGCGGTATATTCCATCCATCGAAGGGGCAAGACCCGTATCACAGGAAAGCCAAATCTAGTTTGGTAACAATCGCAGGGGCCAACTTGCATGCACAAAAGCTTCCGTCGTCGAATGTTTGGCTCTACGAACTCGATACTAGCTACTGGAAGCAATTCATCCACGAACGATTCCTAACGCCGACTTTCGACGAATCAAACATGCTTCGGCGCGGGTCGCTTTCGGTGTTCAGCCTTGAAGACGAAAAGCGGCATTCGCAGTACGCGCAGCATATTGCAGCCGAAGAGCTAGTCACCAAGTTCACTGAGGGCAAAGGGGCCAAGACCTATTGGAATGTCCGAGACTCGAATAACCACTGGCTCGATGCAACTTACATGGCGGCGGCAGGGTCGGAGGCATGCGGCGTAAAATTGATAGCCCCTAGTGAAATCGAGGTTGCTCCAAAGCATATCGGCGATGAGCCGAAACAAGCCAAGCCTGTCCAGCAAGCCTACAGGCATGGGCAGCAACGATTTAGGCAGCGTCAAGGCGGATGGATTCCCAAACGAAGAGGATGATATGAGCAAGAAAACCAGCAAGCTAAAAACCAATTTGACCTGGGAAGAGCGACACGGGCCAGCGGTGGCGGTTCGTGTAACTCACGACCCATCGACGGATATCGTGTCCAGGGTTGAAACGATCAACGAAAACGGAAAGATTATCGAGCAGTGCTACCCCATCCCCCGCGAAGATGAGGCAAGGCCTTGCGCCCTTTGCGAATCACGCCGACCGATCGGGACAAGCTACTCTAGGGTCTATTGCACCAAGAGCAATGCCCGATACTGCAAATGCTCGTACTGCGGGCATACATGGACGCAAGAGCGTAAATAATTTGTAGCAGCCTACTATTGGAATAGTAGAGGCATCTACCAAGAGCCAGCAAGCCATGCAACTATTTACGCATGGCATCAGCGGCAAGCCTTCTAGCACTAATCGACGCAGCTATTGAGGCCCTCCTAAACGGGGGAGCCTCTCAGTATTCCATTGGGTCTAGGACCGTCACCAAGCTTGACCTAGCGTCGTTGATGGAACAGCGAAACAAGCTACTCCATCAAGTCCAACGTGAAAGCGGATCGGGCGGCATCTCCCTCGGGCGAATCGTAGGGGGCCGTCGATGATTACTCGATTTATCGATTCGGTAGTCTCGGCGGTTAGCCCCATCGCAGGATTGCGACGGCAAGCGGCACGCAAGGCCCTTGCACGATCATACCAAGGGGCCGAACCATCGCGGGTAAGCAGCAATAGACACCCGAAGAATCTACCAGCCGACCAAGAATTGATGGGGCCATTCGGGGCCGATCGGCTCAGGGCAGAGGCTAGGCGATTGGTTCGAGACAACTCCTACGCTTGGGGCGTTGTCGATACCATCGTTTCTTCGGTTGTCGGTGCTGGCATCCAGGCCCAATCGACCTTTGAAACTCCCGAAGGCGATGATATTGAGGATATCAACGATCTGCGCGATAAGGCTTGGTCCGAGTGGTCCGAAGTCGCAGATATCAACGGGCGGCTAACCCTTGAAGAAATCCAGATTATCGCCCTCCGCGAAATGGTCGAAGCGGGCGAAGTTTTGGTCAGAGTGGTCAATCTACCATCAACGGAATACCGGGGAATCTCTCGACCGATTCCGATGGCCCTTGAAATCATCGAAGCCGACAGGCTAGCGACCGATCGAGATACATACACAATGGGCATCGATCGCGGCGATGGCACGCGGGTAATTCGCGGAATCAAAGTCGATGAATCGGGCAAGCCCCTTGCTTATATGATTTACGACGACCATCCCTTGCAACCCTACGCGGTGAGCCGAACGCCGAAGGAAATCCCAGCCCGGGAGATTATCCACCTGTTCCGGCAAGATCGAGTCGGACAGACTCGCGGCGTTACGTGGTTTGCTCCAGCCCTAGCATCGATCAGAGATCTTGGAACGTATCTCGACAACGAGCTACAAGCCTCGGCTATTGCATCCTGTTTCACGGCGGCAATCAAGACCGAAACGCCATTGGGGAGCTTGTCCGATCCAGAGACCGGCAGCGGAATCGACAAGGCTGGCAATCGAGAACGGTACATCGAACCGGGCTTGATATTCGATCTTAACCCAGGCGAGTCGGTTGACATTATCAACCCAACCCGACCGAACACTAGCGCGGGCGAATGGACCAAGGTTATCTTGCGAGGGATCGCGGTAGGGACGGGTCTCAGCTACGAGGTTGTAGCTCGGGACTATTCGCAGACCAGCTACAGTTCAAGCCGGACCAGCCAACTAGAAGACCGGCGGCGGTTTCGCATCA